AAAGCTAGAGAAAGATACAGATTCGGTGTATCTGACTATAGAGGTATCTTCGGATCTTCAGGAGCAAGTTAATCGTAATTTTTTGTGGCGGGACATAGTCTCGCCACAATTGTATGAAAGAAAGAATAATGGTAAAATTTCTAGTAAATATCTGGGCGTATGATCATCACGCTAAGTTTAATATTATGGCTGATGATAACCCGGCCTCACTAGAACAGGCTATACTTGACAAGTTGGGAGAAAAAAGTATAGTTTGGGAAAATCTTGGAAACTCTTATAGTAACAAGATTAATAGAATAACCTATGAGGAGGTTATCGATGGAAAAAATGATGCAACACTTAAACGACCTTTACAAGCAAAAGAGGGGTCTGGACTTACAGTGGGAGCAAGAGCATCTTAAAGAGGGTAGATATACTCTCAATATGGTTAAGATAGATCGAAAAGTTAGAGATGTTTTAAGCCATATTAAGATGGCAGAAGCGCAAAGAGAACACATGCGTAATAAAGTTGAAGACTCTGCTCCGCAAGTTTCCGTAGCTACTTAAACAAAAAGCTACATCGTTGGAAAAATCCACTCCACACTGCAGGATCTCTTTCACTCTACTCAAAACTAGTATATAAAAAAATTACTGTATAATTTAATTAGTTTACATAGACGCGTACAGTCGACGGCCTAGAGACTATGTAGACGGAAACTAGGAGAATAATACTATGGCAAATACTACGTTTTCAGGACCGGTCATTTCTAAAAATGGCTTTATAGGTACTGGACCAGGTTCAACTGTTGCACTAACAGCTAATACTTCATTAACTGTAAATGCTCACGCAGGAAGAATCTTATTAACACAAGACGCGGATGGTATCTTTACTTTACCATCAATCAATGCAAATGCTAATGGAGCAACTGCAGGTGATACAGACTACAATAATCTAAATAACATTGGTGCAAGTTTTTACTTTTATGTAGACACATTAGCAACTGATGTTCAAATCGTAACTGACGGAACTGATAAGTTCACAGGTGCAGCTATGATTGCAGTGGATGATGGAGCTAAAAAAGCTTTCTTCCCTGGCGCATCTAATGATGTTCTTTCTATGAATGGAACAACAACTGGTGGGATCGTTGGATCTGTAGTTCAAGTTACAGCGTTAGAAACTGCTCAATATTTGGTTCACAATACTCTGCTTTTAGGATCAGGAACTATTGTTACACCATTTAGTGATACGTAATAATTAATTAGTGTGGGGCTTCGGCCCCACATGTAAATTTTAGGAGATAAAAATTATGTCAACATTTGGATCATCAATCGACGGAGTTGCAACTAACGTAACTACTGAAACTAAAACTGTTCAAACTGGAAGAACTAGAGTATATGGAGTTCATGTATCTGGCCCTAACGTAGCTGGAGTTTTAGAGTTTAAAGATGGTGGAGCAACTGGAACATCAAAAGTAAAATTAAATAAGGCTGCTCATGTTCATGACATGACAATTAATTTCCCTACACCAATTTTATTTAAAACTGATGTTTACTCTGCATTTACCACTGAACAGATTACAGCCATAACTGTTTTTCATAGCGGCGGAAGTAACTCGTAGGAGGCAACTTGGCTTTTTCAGGCACAACTACATTCGAGAAAACATTCTCGATCGATGATATTATAACTGAGGCTTTTGAAAGATTAGGTTTCTTTGATTACTCAGGTAATGACCTGCGTTCAGCTAGAAGATCATTAAACATAATGCTTCAAGAATGGGACAATAGAGGTATTCATTTTTGGCAAGTTAGAGAACATGCATTTAGTTTAGTGGATGGTAAAAACGAATATGTAATTTTTAGATCACCAAGCGATGGTACGTCAGACGGAATTACAACTACTTTAACTTCTGCTATTATTGCAACTACTTTAACTATTCCTGTTGCTTCTGTGGCCCAGATGCCTGCTTCAGGTAAAATAAAAATTAATAACGAAATAATTCAATATAGTTCTATTTCAGGAAACAATTTAATTGTTGCATCAACAGCTGATAGAGGAATAGATGATACAACAGCTGCTTCTCATGCACAAAATGATTCTGTAAATAATTTTGTAAACATGGCTTCTGATGTTTTAGAATCTAGTTATAGAAGATCTACAAATGTAGATTCACCTTTATCTAAAGTAAATAGATCACAGTATTCAGCTTTTTCAAATAAAACTGCAACAGGTCAACCTTCTAATTATTGGGTACAAAGATTTATAGATAAAGTAACTGTTACTTTATATTTAACTCCAGGTCCAGATCAAGTTGGAGATTATGTTTTCTTTTATTACTTACAAAGATTACAAGATGCAGGTAAGTATACTAATGAAGCAGATGTAGTTAATAGATTTGTGCCTTGTATGTGTGCAGGTTTAGCTTATTATGTATCACAAAAGAAAGCTCCTCAAAGAACACAAGAAATGAAATTACTTTACGAGGATGAATTACAAAGAGCATTAGCTGAAGATGGTTCATCTGCTAGTGTTTACTTATCACCTAGAACTTATTATCCGGAGATCTAATGTCAAAGTTTGCAAAAGGGAAACACGCTTTAGCAATCTCTGACCGAAGCGGATTAGCTTTCCCGTGGAAAGAAATGGTAACAGAATGGAATGGTGCGTTTGTACATTACTCAGAATATGAACGTAAACAACCACAGTTAGAACCAACACCTTTTGTTGCTGATCCACAAGGTTTAGAAAAAGCAAGACCTGCAAGAACAGAATTTGGAACTACAGATTTTTTACCTAAAGATCCTTTTACAACAGCTTCAGGTTCAACTTTAGTAACTGTATCAGAACCAAACAGCGCAAGAGTAAATAATGATATTGTAAGATTTCAAGCAATTAAATCTCAAACTGTTGGTGGTGTAGCAAAATCTACACTAGAGCTGACTACAACTTTAGCTTCAAACATAACTGCAACTAGCACAACTATTTCTTTAACAGATGCTTCAGCTTTTCCTACAGCAGGATTTTTTATGATTGAAAAAGTAGATGTATCAGATGATGGAGATTCTTATTTTAACAATGAAGTTATTCAATACACTGGTAAATCAAGTAATGATTTAACAGGATGTGTAAGAGGAACTAACGCACAATTTAGAGGGGTCTTACCTAAAAACACAACTGCTAGCGCTCATAATTCAGGTGCAATTATTGTTGGCGGTTATTCAATAACTATGATACAAACAACTCAACGACAAGCAGGAGAACCTTCTACGATAACTTTAGAAAATAGTTATACATTTAATTTGGTTTCAAATGCTTCGAGTACAGAAACAGGAGGAGGTATTCAAGTCTTAGCTGGACCGCTGGATACTAAACAAGGATGACATACGCAGAATTATTACAAAAAATTAGAGATTACACAGAAGTTGGATCAACAGTATTATCTGACACTATTTTAAATGGTATAATTAATGATGCTGAACTTAGAATATTCAGAGATGTAGATTCTGATAATAATAGAAGATATGCTACAGCTAATTTAATAGCTTCAACTAGATTTATAGATACACCAACAGACGCTATAATAATTAGATCTGCTCAGATTGTAGATTCTGAGTTAGCTGATGGAAACACTAATCAAGACAGAGAATTTTTACAATGGAGAGACACTAGTTTTATGTCTGAATTTAACCCAACTGCTGTAACTGGCGTACCAAAATATTATAGTTGGTGGGACAAAGACACAATTATTGTAGCTCCAACACCTGATCAAACTTATATAATTCAGTTAAATTATATCTTGAAAGATCCTGGATTATCGAGTACAAATACAACAACATATATAAGTACAAACTTTCCCAACGGGCTTTTATATGCATGCCTTGTCGAGGCTTACGGTTTTTTAAAAGGGCCACAAGACCTCTTGCAATTATACGAACAAAAGTATAAACAAGTGGTAGAAGGCTTCTCTATTGAACAAATGGGAAGAAGAAGACGAGATGAATATCAAAGTGGTGTTCCTCGTATAGGTAAATAGGAGAATAAATTATGGCTATAACACAAGCAATTGCAAACAACTTTAAAAAGTTATTACTAGAAGGTGATTCTAATTTTTCACAATCTGGTGGTGATAAATTTAAGTTAGCTCTTTATACTTCTTCAGCTACTCTTAACTCAGCAACTACTTCATTCACAACAGGTAACGAAGTTACATCAGCAAACTATTCATCTGGTGGTGGAGCACTTGTAAACAATCCTACTTCTTTGACAGCAGGTGTTGCAAGAGCAGATTTTGCTGACCTGTCATTTGAAAATGTTACTCTGACAGCTAGAGGAGCTTTAATTTACAACACATCATCTGCAACTACCAACTCTGCAGTTTGTGTTTTAGATTTTGGAGCAGATAAAACAGCTACAGCAGGTACGTTTACAGTTCAGTTTCCAGCACCAACATCAACTGCAGCGATTTTAAGAATCTCTGGTTAAATAGGAGGTAAACTCCTATGGCATCTGGATCTTGGAATACTCAAACTTGGGGCCTTGGTACTTGGGGACAATTAGGTGATGTTGATGCTCCTGTAACTGGACAAGCTTTAACTACATCATTAGGAAACGAATCTATTAAAACAGATGTTGTATCTATTTTAACTGGACAATCTTTAACGGCAAATCTTGCAAGTGTAACAGCTGTAGGTTCTGCTGAAGTTTTTCCAACAGGTTTTCCATTAACAGCAGCACAAGGAACAGTTGATGCTAGTCCTGATGCAATGGCTACAGGTAATCAAGCTACTATAGGTCTTGGAACTGTAGATGCATTTAACACTACAGGTTGGGGTAGACTTCAATGGGGAATAAATTCTTGGGGAAGACCAGGTATCGATATAGTAGTATCTCCTACTGGAATACCTATGACCGCAGCTTTAGGAACTTCAGAAGCTAAAGGATCTGCCACTGTAACTGCAAATACTTTAAACATCGCTCAATTAACTTTAGGTATTGTAGACCCTGCACCTGATGCATCATTAACTGGAAATTTCATGATCGCTTCTTTAGGTCAATTAGGTATGAGAGGCGATGTTTCTCCTACTGTAACAGGTTTTGGATTAACTGCTAATTTAGGTAATGAAACAATAGATTTAAATACCCCTGTAGATGTTACAGGAATAGCATTAACAGCAGCATTAGGTAATGAAAGTGTTACAACTGACGTAGATGTTTCTATTACAGGATTTGAGTTGACTATGATCTTAAACAGTGCTAATGCTTTAATCTGGAACCAAATAGATACAGGTTCCGCCCCAATAGATCCTCCTGGTTGGAGAGAAGTCGTTGCATAAAGAGTTTGACACTAACTCTTTATTTTAATAAAATATATGATACAAGGAATTTAATATGGCAAATTCGACATCAGCAAATTTAAAACTTACAGTACAAGCAACTGGAGAAAACTCAGGAACTTGGGGACAGATTACAAACACTAACCTTTTAATTTTAGAGCAAGCTATTGGGGGTTTTACTACTTTTAATATTACTAATGCTGCTAGATCTTTAACTTTTACTAATGGTGCCTTATCAGATGGTAAAAATGAAGTTATAAAATTAACTGGTACACTAGCTTCTAATTTAACAGTTAGTGTTCCAAATACAGTTGAAAAAACATATCTTGTTGAAGATGCATGTGACCATGCAGGAAATACTTTACAATTTAAAACTGCTAGTGGAACTGGTCCTCTTTTATGTGAAGGAAATTGTTATACATTGTATTCAGATGGTACTAATATTGTTAAAGCAAACGAATACAGAAAATGGAGAGTAATAACAGCAGCAGAAACAGTTCAAGCTGGTGCAAAACTTTTAGTAAATACAAATGGTGGAGCGGTAACAGTTACATTACCTCTATCGCCATCTACGGGAGATGAAGTACATTTTGTAGATCAAGGTTATGATTTTAATACAAACGCATTGACTGTTGGAAGAAATGGTTCTAACATAGCCAATGCAGCATCGGATCTTGTAGTTAATACACAAGGTGCAGCTTTTGGATTAGTTTTTTCTGGAGACGCTACAACAGGATGGACTTACACGGAGAAATAATATGTCAAATTACGAAGCAACTAAATATGATTTTGATGGAGGAAACCTCACAGGTATTGAGGGAATCCCTACGGCGACTATTGTACCATGGTCTGACAGTTCAATACCTACTGGTTTCTTAGAGTGTAATGGTCAAGCAGTTTCAAGAACAACTTATTCTGCATTATTTGCAATCATAAGTACAACTTATGGAACTGGAGATGGTGCAACTACTTTTAATGTTCCTGATTTACAAAATAACGTACCAGTTGGAAAATCTAATAACAAAGCTTTAGCCTCAACCGGTGGAGCAGATACAGTTACTTCAACAGGTAATCTTTCTGGAGGAACAGCTAACGCTACTTTATCGATTAACCAAGCAGGTAGTCACAACCACAATATACCTATAACTTCAATTACTGGTGGGGGTAACACTATTGCTAGTGGTATGAATGGTGGTGCAAACTCTAATGATGCTTCTGGTAGTAAAGGTGGAAGTGGAGGTCACTCACACAATCTTTCAGCTAACTTTGTAGGCGATGCTACTTCAGTATTACAGCCTTATTTAACAATACTTTATTTAATTAAGACTTAGGAGAAAAAATGGCAACAAACGCAAACTGGACAATAGTATTTGATGATAAATTAATTATTAATCAAAATATGAAAAATCAAGAAGGTTTTGGAACTGCTTATACAATAGATAATGATGATGCTTTTTGGAGCGATTCTAAATTTTCTAATATTTGGGCTATTCAACATGGAAATTCAGTTACTTCAGATGAGGTAGAATATAGAGATGGAACACCTCACTCTTCATTTGCAGATGCGAATATAGGTGATATTAATGATTTCATTAATAAATGGGACGCTGCACATTTAAATCAATTACAATCTAATTGGGACAACAACAATTTAGATGGCGAAACAGAAGCTGCAAAAATTTCAAGATTAGGTGCTAGACCTACCTCTTACTCTTCTTTATAGACAATTCATTAAATCATTGATATAAGTTCTTTGTGCAAAAGAAAGTTAAAAAAAATATAGAAATAAAAGATTATATTGGAATATACGATGGGTATATTTTAGATTCAGAGTGTGACAAAGCAATTGAGTTTTTTAAAAAACAAGAAGCTTTAAATAAAGCATATGATAGACTACAGTCTGAAAATGCTAATACAACTATTAAAAATGATAAAGCAATTACACTTAATGAAGATGTCACTGCTTGGTTAGATGATTTTAAATCTTTATTACTTAATTTTGATATAGCATTAAGACACTATCAAGATTCAACTGGTGTTTTATCGGCGTATGGAATAAATAGTTTTAAATATACCAATCTTAAAATTCAAAGAACTTTACCTACTCAAGGGTATCATTTATGGCATTTAGAACATGGTCACGTTAAAGACAATGCATATAGGGCTTTAGTGTTTACCATTTATTTAAACGATGTTGAAGAAGGTGGAGAAACAGAATTTCTTCATCAATCTATTAGAACAAAACCAGTCAAAGGTAGGATAGTTATTTTTCCTGCTGCTTTTCCTTTTTTACATAGAGGTAATCCACCCTTAAAAGGTGAAAAATATATTATGACTTCTTGGTTGTTATTGCCTCATTAATTTTTGAATGAGTTTCCCAGTCTGGTATTTCTTTTATATTTGCAACTAAATTATATCTATTAGTATCATCTGTTACTTTTGGTACTCCATGTAAAATGTATGGTTCAAATATATAATAAGAACCTACTTGAGGTTTAATAGTTATTTTAAGTTCTGGAACAATTAAAGGACTTCCTTCTGTTAGATATAAAATAATATGGTAACTAAAATGTTGATGTAATTGTACATGTTCACCTTTTACTAATTCATTTCCCCATGCTTCTATTTGAGGTTTATTGGCGTACCATTTCTCTTTATTAAATAAAGGATTTGTATTTTGATGTTTTTTTATTATGTAATTTAAAAATCTTTGAAACTCTGGTTTGTCATTAAAATAATTCCAATCAGTCTTTCCTCCTTTTACATTTGTAGTATTTCTTTCTACGATATTTGTTTTAATCATAGTAGTCATATTCATCATATCTACTTTGTTATCATAAACACCATGAGATATTTGAGTGGTTTTAGGATAAGTTATTGTGGTACTATAAGTAAAATTTTCTTCGTCTTTAATTGGATCTATTATAATCATATATCTTTCTAAAACTCTTTATTTTTCATATTTATATTGAAACACAAAGAAAATTATGTAAAATTATCAAGCTTTCATTGTATTCATAATTAATATATAACGTACTATATGTTACAAAAATTAAATTTCAAGCCTGGTTTTAACAAACAAGACACAGAATCTGGTGCTGAAGGGCAATGGACGGACGGTGATTTTGTAAGATTTAGATATGGATTACCTGAAAAAATAGGTGGCTGGAATCAACTTACAACTGACAGCTTAACTTTACCGGGAGTTGCTAGAAAACAACATGCTTTTACTTCTTTTGCAGGGGAAAAATATACCTCAATTGGAACTTCGCAAGGTCTGTTTATATACTACGGTAATGATTTTTTTGATATTACTCCCTTAGATACAGCCATTACAGGATGTACTTTAACAACAACGACTGGTTCTAGTTTAGTAACTATTAATAAAGGTTCTCATGGTTTAGCTAAAGGTAGATATATAACTTTATCTTCAGTGACAGTAACTGCTGCATCTGATTTTACACCAGCACAATTAGAACAAGCTTATGAAATATTATCAGTTCCTGATGTAGATAAAATTGTAGTACAAGCATCTACTACTGAAACAGGATCAGGTATGACCGCAGTAGGAGCAGCAACAGTTAATCCCTATGTTGAAATAGGTCCTACTTTTCAAACTGCTGGTTATGGTTGGGGAACTTATCTATGGGGTGAAGAAGCATGGGGCACTGAAAGATCAGTTAGTAATGTAATACTAGATCCAGGGAGTTGGAGTCTTGATAATTTTGGTGAAGTGTTAGTTGCAACAATTAAAAACGGTAAAACTTTTACTTGGAATGCAGGGGCATCAAACGCTAGAACAATTAGAGCATCTTTAACAACAACTAATTTTAACACAACTAATAACCCTACAAAAACTAGAATAACTTTAGTATCGGATAGAGACAGGCACTTATTTCATTTTGGTACAGAAACTACACTTGGAAATTCTCTAACACAAGATCCTATGTTTGTAAGATTTTCAAATCAAGAAGATTTAAATACTTATGCACCAACAGCGACTAATACTGCAGGAACTTTTAGATTAGATACAGGTAATGAAATTAGAGCAGCTATACAAGGTAAAGATTATATTTTTGTAACAACTGATCTTGCAGCTTATGTAATTCAATTTGTTGGTCCGCCATTTATTTTTTCTGTTAGACAAGTAGGCACTAACTGTGGATGTATTGGTCAACATGCTATGTCCTATGTAAATGGTGCTGTGTGGTGGATGTCAGCTGAAGGTGGGTTTTTTGTATTTGATGGTACAGTAAAATCATTACCTTCACTTGTAGAAGATTTTGTATTTAATACAGATGGAGATAATTTAGGTATAAATTTAGATTCTAGAGAACTTATTTATTCTTCTCCAAATACTTTATACACAGAGGTAAATTGGTTTTATCCAAAAGCAGGATCAACACAAATAGATAGATGTGTAACTTATAATTATTCTGAAAATTGTTGGACAACATCATCATTAGCTAGAACTACCTATCAAGATCAAGGTGTGTTTAATGCTCCATATGCAACAGAATATACAAAAACAGCTACTCCTGTTTTTCCAACTATTCTAGGTATTACAAATTTATTTGGAGCTTCTATTTATTATGCTCATGAAGTAGGAACTGATCAGGTTAATAGCACAGCAACTACAGCTATCCCTGCATTTATTAGATCTGGAGATTGGGATATTACTTCAAGAACAAGTGGTCTAGGAACTTCAACTGGAGTTGCTGACTATAGAGGTGATGGAGAATTCTTTATGTCTGTTAGACGATTTATACCTGACTTTAAATATCAAACAGGTGATGCTCAAGTAACTTTATTTATAAGTAGCTATCCAGATGACGTAGCTGTTAGTTCACCACTTGGTCCCTTTACAGTTAAAACGAACACTGATAAAGTAGATACCAGAGCTAGAGGTAGATTAGTTTCTGTGCAAATAGCTAATACAGCAGTAGGTGAGTCATGGAGATATGGCACACTTAGATTAGATGCACAACCAGATGGAAGAAGATAATGGGTGGATTATACGATATATTAGAAGCTTATAGACAACAAAACGATCCTCGTTTTATATACGAAGGATTATATGAAGAACCTGCATATACAGGTCCTAGTATAGATCCAATCGTTGGAGCAAGACAATTTGGAAATATGGAAAGAGGTCCATTTGGTGTTCCTAAACAAGCAACAGGCATCATGCAACAGGAAACTTTACGAGATTTAGGTATTGATACTTCTTATGGTGTTGCTAATGAAGAAGATGTTGAACAAGTAGAATCTTTAGTAGAACCTACAGGTATTGCAAAACTTATGCAATATGTTCCATTTATTGGAAATAAATCTTTAAGTGGAAGTTTATTACGTAATCTCATACCTAAACAAGATCCTAGAGCAACAAATATAAAAAACTTTTATGGTAGTCAATACGGTTTAACACCTACAGGTCAGATTGCTTCAGGTATTATGAAAGGCTATAACCCTGTATCGGGTGGTTTATTTGGCCAACCTGCTCAATTTGGTTTAGCAAATGCTGCACGAAGAAGAATTGAAAGAATAGCAAAAAGAAAAGCACCACAGACAGAAGCTAGTAGAAGAAAAATTAAAGAACTGCAAGACTTTGCAAGAGCAGATACTATCAGTCGAGGAAGACAAGCAGCTCCAGATGTATATGCAGCCGCTGATAAATTAGGACTTACAGATTCATCAGGTGGTTTTAAATCAACAGGCACCAACGAAAATTTTTCTAATAAAACTGGCAGAGGAAGAACAGGTTACTAATGGCTAAGATAACTAATTACATACCTGAACCAAAAGAAGAATATGATGTAGATAATCAAAGACAGATTATGGAGTCTTTAAATACAATGAAACAACAACTTAATTTTTCTTTTCAACAAGACTTAAAAAACGAACAAGATACATTTAATTATTTTTTATCATGACAATACAATATAAAAGCGAAGTATTTGATTTAATTACAACTAACTTAACTACAGTTTTAACCATATCTGTGTCGGCAGTAGCCATTGTAAAAACGGTACAAGCTAGCCACCAGGATGCGTCAAACGTAGATGCTGATTTGTATTTAAAAAAATCTGGAGGTAGTGATGTAGAAATAGGTCATGCGCAGCTTAATAAAAGTTCTGCAAATATGATTGTAAACACCTTGAATTTAGAAGCAGGAGATGTTATAAAGATGCAAGCGGATACAGCAAATGAAATAACAGGTTTTGTAAGTTATGCGCTTATAAACAGAGAGAATGAAAACGGATAACATACATAAAATAGATTGTACGACTATAACAACTTATAGAAATACAAGAACAGGTGAAACGTTTAAAGAGAAAGTAGAGGGACCTGATATTGTAACAGATGTTACAGTGCAGGTATCACCGAAAGGTTTGGATGTATTCCAGAAAGTAATGAACAATGAAAATAAGAAATCAAAACCCTAAAGGCGGAACAGAATTACAATTTGACTATTTAGAAAAATATGTCGATAAAAAATTATTAGATCAAGTACAGATTACAACTTCTGTACCTGAAAAAATTCCACTACATCCAACAAAAATAAATATACTTTGGCAAAAAAATTCATACGATCAACCTAACTTAACTTCTTGGTTTCAAGATAAATCTAATCATCACAAATATGATTGGTATGTATTTAACTCTCATTGGACTTTTGAAAAATTTAGAATGTTATTTGATTTACCATTAGAAAAATGTTTGGTAATTAAAAATGGTATAGACAAAATACAAAAAGCAAAACCTTATAAACAAGGTGACCCTATCAGAATAATTCATCAAAACACACCTTGGAGAGGATTATCTGTTTTACTTGGTGCTATGCAATTAGTTAAAAACCCATTAATTACTTTAGATGTTTATTCATCAACTGAAGTATATGGTAAAAACTTTATGGAAAAAAATGATGATAACTATAAAGAACTTTATGAACAAGCACAAAAATTACCTAATGTAAACTATATAGGTTACAAACCAAATAGTTATATTAAAGATAATATGCATAAATATAATATGTATGTATACCCAAGTATTTTTGAAGAAACCTCTTGTATATCTTTATTAGAATGTATGGCAGGTGGTCTATACTGTGTTACTACAAATCTTGGTGCGTTGTTTGAAACAGGTGCTGAGTTTCCTATGTATATTCCATATGACAATAATCATAGAAGACTTGCTATAAAATTTGCTTCTGCAATAGATGCTTCAACAAATATATTACATGAACCAATGATACATAAACATATAGAAACTCAAGCTGATTATGTTAATGCTTACTATAATTGGAATAAGATAGGTACATCTTGGACAAGATTTTTGACAGGAGCGATTAATGTCAGATCCCAATAAACCCATTTGGTTTAACCAAGAAAAAAAAGATAAAGATGATAGTAACGTGATTGAAATAAATGTAGGTGGTAAAGGTGGTAGATCTCCATACAGAATAATGGTTTGTACACCTTGTCATAGTGATGTAACTATGCATTACACACAAGCTGTTTTAAAATTTCAACAAGAATGCTTACAAAGAAATATATTAGTTAGTTTTACTTTGTTAAAATCTTCTTTGGTTACACAAGGTAGAAATCTATGTGCAGCTGAAATGTTAAATCACAAAGATAATTATACTCATTTATTATTTATAGATTCAGATATTGATTTTAGCTTTTCTACTATTGAAAAAATGTTAAAGGCTGATTTAGATGTTATTGCATGTCCTTATCCAATGAAGATGATGGATTGGGATAAAGTATGGAGAAGAGTTAATAACAAAGAAGATGCTATTACTTCTGCAGAAGATATGTCAAGATCAGGTTTTACTTATCCAATTAAGGTAGAAGATCAACATAATATTATAGCAGAAAAAGGTATTATAGAAGTAACTCATGCACCTACTGGATGTATGTTAATCAAAAGACATGTAATTCAAGATATGATTAATAATCATCCTGAATTAGAAATATATCAACCTACTTATATTAATGGTAAAGAAGAGAAAAAAGATAATTTCTTTAATCTATTCGATACTTGGCATGATGTTAAGACTAAAAGATACTTTGGAGAAGACTTTGGTTTTTGTCAAAAATGGCGTGATATGGGAGGCAAGGTTCATATATATGTAATGGACACTATTACTCACGTTGGAGAGTTCTTATATCGTGGTAGATTTTTTGATGATTTATATCAAGGCACACGCCCTGCAAAACTTGCCAAACCTCTTGACGAAGATACAAAAATCAAATAAAGTATTACATTACAGGATTTCTAGGCCTGCTCAATAGTATAAAAATATTTAAATTATGGCAATATCAAGAATGCAAGAACCCAGACAATTACGAAACCAAGGTGGAATAATGGAAGTTGCTCCAAGACAAGGATATGTTCTTGGTAAACTTGTTAAAGGTGTTAAAAAAGGTGTTAAAGGTTTAGCTAAAGGAGCTAAAAAAATTCTTAAATCTGATGCAGGTAAATTAGGTTTACTTGCTTTAGGAGCTTATGGTTTAGGTGGTGCTAAGTTTTTAGGTGGCAAAGGTATATTTGCAGGTGGTCAAGGTTTAGGTCGTTTTGCAAATTTAAAAAATCTTCCAGGTGCAATAGGTAAGAGTTTGTTTTCTAAATCTACAGGTGATAATGCAGCATTAAAAAACTTTGGAAAAATATTTCTTGGCGGAGCTGCATTAGGTGGTGGTCTCGCTGCTTTATCAGGAGAAGATGAAGAAGTTCAAGAAGTTGTTGGACAAGACGTGCCATCATTACAAAATTACTTAACAAGTTATTATCAAAATTTAGGTTACAATGCAGACCAGATAGCAGAAAACGTGGTTAGAGATACTTCTGAATACGTATCAGGAGCCGGTGGGTATGCTGATGGAGGTAGAATAGGTTATGCTTTCGGAGACAAAGTAGAAATGGCTTCAGGTATTGAAGGACTTCCAATTAATATTAATCCTAAAGGTGTTAAAGAATTAGACCTTAGAGAAACAGGTGGATTTATACCACCAGTTGGTGTAAAAGAAAAAGCAGATGACATTCCTGCGATGTTATCAAACAATGAATTCGTATTTACTG